GGTTTCGGTGCCGGTAGTGCCGGTTTCTTCAGCCATCGCGGCTGTTCCTTCCGTTCGCCCCGACCTCGCGTCAGGGGAAGCTTCGGTTAGAGCAGGTAGCCGAACCGTTTGAGTAGCCGGATCGCGTCTGCCCGGTCGGCGTCGCGGTACACCTGCTCGGGCATGAGCCGGACCCCGCCATGGCGGTGGGCCTTGCCTGTGTAGGTGAGTGACCTGCCGCCGGCGGTGTAGATCCCGGAGCGGGAGTTGACGACTCGGCTGATGTCGGCGCCGTCCCGGATCGCCTGCGCACCCGCACGGGTGAACGCCGCGTCTTGCTGTGCGCTGGACAGCGAGGCGAAGTAGGCCCGCGGGTCGGTCCGCGCATCGTCGGGATCGTCCTCAGCTGAGGGCACCCCTATGCAGTCACAGAGAGGATGGCGTGCGAAGCCTGCGTCCCAGCGGTACCAGCGCCCGGCGAGGACGACACACCGCGAACATGACGGCGGGTTCAGCATCCGCACGAACCCGGCGATCTTCGGCCGGGCCGTGATCGCGACACCGGCCGCGACCCGGCCCGCGTCAGCCACTTGGGTGAGCACGATCCCGTCGAGCAGCGACCGCGCCGCTTGCAGTGCTCGCGCACCACTCAGGCCGACATCCCCGACGCGCGTCTTGGCGTCGATCACAACCTCATACAGGACGTCGGCGAGCGGCCACCCGGAGGATGCGACACCAGCCAGCGAGGCAGCCTGCACCAGTCCCTCAGCCTCAGCGGTCACACCAAGTTCCGCGAGCACGGCCGGAACGTAGGTTGCACCGTCTGCCGCTGCACGTGTCTGGGCGGCGGTGAGGATCAGCAGCAGCTGCCACTTGATCGCGGCCCATGACCCGTCGAAGTCCGCCGGGTCCATCTGCGCCCACGCCGCCCGGGCCGCGAGCACGGCACCTGCCGCCAGCCGCTTCTGGGCGGCGGAATGCTCAGTTGACGACGCCGGTACCGGCACTGGTCTGCTTCAAATACTGGGCCAGTTGCGGGTCGGTGCGCTGCTGAGCCAGTTCCGCTTCCCAGCGGTTCATCTCCGCTTCCGGTTGCGCCCCACCGTTCCCACAAGGCGCGACGTGGAACGTCGAGGGTCGCCATTTTCACGAGCCCGTCGACCAGCTCCCCCTCGGTGCGGTACTCCGGGTTGCGCCACATCGTCTCCATGCCCGACCCGCCAGCGTCGGGCAGCCCCGCGGCGCGGCGGGCGATCCGCATCGTCTCTTCCAGACCTTCGCCCCACGGGCGGTGCCGCTGCCGGACCTTCGAGATCAGCCCCGACTCGGACGCCTTCAACGTCTCCCCGTTGACGTTGTTCATCTCACCCAGGAGGTACTGCGCGGGGGTGCGGGTGCGTGACGCGATGTCTTTCACGTCCTCGCGTTTCCCCATCGAGTACGGGTCGAGCGGTGCTGCGTCCCACTGTCCGAACTTCGCCTCGGCCACGTCGGTGGTGACCATCCGGTTGCGGCCGGAGTTGATCGGCTGCGCCGGGTTGCCTTCCTGGTCCTGCTCGGGCCACCCGGACGCCCACTTCTGCGGGAACGCCCCGAAGTCCTGCGTCATCAGCCGGTCCGCGATGGTCTTGTTGACGCGGTCCTGAATGTCGGTCACGTCGTGCAGTTCGGACACGCCGCCGGTGAGCAGCCGCGGGTTGTTGGGTATCTCGACGAGTGTCACGATCCCGAGTGGATTCTTCGCCGGCCACGTCTCACCCGTCACGTTTCGCGGAACCCACCGGACTTGCAGGGCTGCGATGTTCGCGACGTCCCGCGCCTTGTACTTGTAGATCGCGTCGGGGAGGTACAGCGTCGCCATCAGCAGCGAGGTCCAGTCGTCGAGCCATACTTTCAGCCCGGCGGATCGGACCGTGCGGTTCGATCCGGGTTTGTAGGCGACGATGGCCTGCGACGGGTGTTCCACCCAAATGTGGGGTGTCGCCGGGTCGTCCTTGTTCGGTGCGACGAGGGTGTAGGCCTGGCCGCAGATCAGCGATTCGAGGATGCCCTGGTCGAAGCAGTTGTCGAGGTTGTTGGCCTGCCACAGCCGCCACGTCTCGGTGTCGGCCTTCTCCTCACCGACTCCGAGGCGGAACCCGACCGGCATCGACCGTTCAGCGGTCGCGTCGCACACTAGGCCCATGTAGTTCGATCGGGACATTTTCAGGATGCGGCGGAAGTCCTCGTGTGCTTGCGGTGCGAGCCACGGCAGCGGATGGTCCCCGGTGTAGTACCGGTCGTAGAACTTGTACGTCTTGGCCTGCGCGCAAAGTTGCGGGTACATGTTCTGTAACCACCACATCGGCGAGCCTGCGGGCTCCTGCGTCTTAAGGACAGCCCCGATAACGATCTCGTCCGACGAGTCGTACTGATCGTCATACGGATCATCCACGACACTCCCCCTGCTCAGCTAGTTGATGTTCGACCGCGGATGGGTCACCACCTGCGACGGCCGGCGGCCTTGGCCGGCGCCTTCTTGGCCGGTGCCTTCTTGGCCGGGAGGCCGCGCGGCGGCGCGGGCCTGGTCGAGTGCGCCGTGGAGGCCCTCGAAGTTCAGCGCGGGTGCCTGGATCTCCAGGGCGGCGAGTTGCTCGTCGACCGCGTCGAGCGCGGCCGTCAACGATGAGCCGGTCATCGGCTTCCTCTATGTCAGGTGCGGCGGTCAGCTCGTGGACGTTCGACCACGGACCCTGGTCAGCTTCGAGGTGGTTACTTCCCACCCGGCGCGGTGCGCATCGCCGGCAGCCTCGACGGCGATCACCGACGCGACGGCGGCGTCGATCTTTCGGTGCAGTTCACCGGCTGGTTTCGCCAGGATGTACCGGTCGCCCGGTTGGGCTTTCTTCCGGGCGTTTGCGATATGCGCCGTCGTGATCGGGCATCCGTCGTGGGTCAGTTCCCCGGTCTTCAAGTCGGTGAGGAACGTCGACAATGCGGGATGCATCCGCACAGCCTTGTAGGTCGGCCATTCCAGGAACACGTCCTCGCCGTACTCCTGCGCCCACGCCGCGATCTCGGTCCGCCACCCAGGCGGGTCGCAGTAGGCCCGTTTCACGCGGTATCGGCGGTTGATGTCACTCCACGCGACTGAGACCAGGTCCCGCGGAATCTCTCCGCCGTGCATCGCCGGGTCCCAGATCGTCGGCGACCCGTCGGGGCCGTAGCGGGGAGTGAACAGCAGCCCGCTGCGGGTCACCAGCTTGATCGCGGTCCAGTCCTGGGACTCTGACCCGTCGAAGCCGGCGCAAACAGGGGTTCCGTCAGGCGGGTTGGGCAACCAGTCGTCCGGCATATGCACCCGCCCACAGATCCTCAGGCATCCACGCGCCGGTGCCTTGCACGAGCCGGTTCCCGAAGAACCGTTCGGCCTGCGCCGGGTCGGTCTCGATCAGCTCAGCCGCTTCGGCCTCGATCGCGTTGAGGTCGACGTGCACGGAACCGCGGTAGGCGAACGCGTGGATTCGCCTCCGTTCCGCCTTGTTCGTGTAGGACAGTCCGGGCGGCGCCCCGCGGTAGAACCGGAAGATGTCAGGACGGGAAGATCCGTAGGTCTGCTGTGCGGTGGAGTTCTCGGCCGGGTCCCACGGATTCGTGGTCTCCATCGACCGACCGCCCATACCTGCCGCGCCGCGGCGTTGGGTCTGCGCAACCAGCACCATGCCGTTGGTTTTCGTGTAGAGCCCCGACTCGTCCTGCATCGCGAACGTGACCGGGTTGCCCAGTTTCGACTGCGCCGCCGAAGTGACCGGGTCTATGCGGCCATCGTTGGGCGCTCGAATGAACCCCTCACCGACGCGCATCCGTTCCGCGAGCGGCCCGTGGCGGACCATCGATTGCAGTGGCCGGTAAATGTTGTCCGTCTGCTCGATCGACGTCGCGAGCAGTTGGATCAGTGGCGTCGGCCACGGCGCGCCCATCGGCTCGCCGGCCGGGGACTCGTAGACCCAACCGCACCGAACATCCATGATCGGCGCAGTCGAACACTTCCCCACCGGTGGCCCACCCGGCGAACGTCACCGGGCCGACCGCTTCCGCGCAAATGATGCACGCCGCCCACGGCCCCTTGCCCGTCTTCTGCGGTGCCACGACCTGTGAGCGGCGATTCGTGAACGCCGTCGCGAGCTGCCCGGCCTTCGCCTTCGGCTTCACCCGGTAGTGGTTGACCGTGCACCACAGCTGCCAGTCATACATCTCGAACGGGTCGCCCTTGCGGAAGCCGTCCGGGATGACGCAATGCTGCTCAATCCAGTCCGGCACTACCCACAGGGTCGGGAAGTCGACGACGTAACCGTCACGCCTCCGCGGCGGCACTGGGAACGACCTTCAACCGGGACCGCGACGACTTCCGTGGTCGGGGGCGCGGGCTGCCGCTGCTCCTCCACCTCCTCG